AAGTGGAACTGAACGAATCGACCCTGCTGAACGGCATGATCTCCATTCGTACCAATTTCAAAGATCAGGCAGGCCTGAAGGTCTTCGCCCGTGGCCGGAAGTTGATTGTTCCGCCGCAACTGGAACCAGTGGCAATTCGTCTGACAAAGACGGAACTGCGCCCTGGCACGGCTGACAACGATGTGAACGCGATCATGTCCACCGCTGGCGGTCTGCCAGAGGGTTACATGGTTAACGACTTTTTCACTTCGGCATCGGCTTGGTTCCTCTTGACAAACATAGATGGTTTGTCTTATATGGAGCGGGTTAAGTTTGAAACGGATATGCAAGTGGATTTTGTTACGGATAACCTGTTAGTTAAGGGTTATGAGCGTTACTCCTTTGCATACTACAACTGGCGCTCCATCTTTGGATCGACCCCCACGTAAATCACTAAATGGGGGGGCTTAGGCCCCCCTTTTCTTCTTTCTGGGTCTTATCGCCGCCCTGACCGCGCCCAGCGGACTTTGCACAGACAGTGCGGCCTCATCGTGCAAAGGAACCCAAAATGGGTAAGACTACATTTACTGGCCCCATTCGCGCGGGCGACATCATTAACACTTCCGGCACCACCCTTGGCAGTAACGTCAAGAACGTTGGCTCGGTTGTCATGGTGCAGCACTATCCAATCACCCAAGCTTTGACCGCAACTGCACTTGGCACAACCATCGTTCTGCCAGACAACAGCCACATCCTAAACATCCAGATGATCGTCACCACGGTTTGGAGCGGCGCTGCAACAACCTTCAGTGTTGGAACAAGCGCGACAGCAACTGAACTTGTCTCTGCCGCTGCTGGCGGAACTATTGGTGTGATTGGTTTGTCCCCTGGCACTGACGCAACGCGCACAGGCAACTGGGATGACACGGGCACCACTGACAAGCGTGTTTTTGTTTTGTCAGCTAACACTGGCACTGGCGTTGGCAGCCTGACCGTCCGTTACATCCAAGCGCATGATCTTGCCTGATGCGTGTAGGTAACAAAACGCCCGCCATGACGGTCAACACCACTGTTTCAGTGGGGAAACCTTCTAAGACGGAAGATACCAGCGCCCACGTCACCACTGGCAGCAAGAATGTCATTGGTGGTCAGGGCGTTCATGGTATGCCTTTGATGTCGGCAGCCGCTGCCAAGGTAAAGTAATAGAGGGGGCCTAACGGCCCCTTCCATCTCACAGGAGACGCAGGATGACACCCGTCACGATTTCTAAAACAGGAACTTGTCGCAGCACAGTCATCGCGTCTGACAGCTTCCAGAACCCCTTCAATGTCGGCATTGTTGCGACCGTAACTGGCACCGCAACCTTCAACATTGAAATTTCAATGGATGATCCGTCCACTGGGACGCCTTCGGTCTGGGCCGTTGATGCTGGCTTCTCAGCCAAAACGGCAGCGGCCAATGGTTCCATCACGGTCCCGCACCACGCCTTGGCAATCAACATCACATCAGGCTCTGGAACCGTTACAGCGTACGTTGTACAAGCTGGCATTCGGTAATGGCAAAGACACCTGCTTGGACTAGGGCTGAAGGAAAAAATCCTGCGGGCGGCTTAAATGCTGTTGGCCGCGCCTCTGCTAAAGCGCAGGGCATGAACCTGAAGCCCCCAGCGCCGTCACCCAAAACCGAAAAAGACGCTGCCCGTAAGAAATCATTCTGTGCTAGGATGGGTGGCATGGAAGGTCCGATGAAGGACGAAAAGGGCAAACCCACCCGCAAGGCCCTGTCCTTGAGAGCATGGAAGTGTTGAGATGACCACCAGCGGCACATATGCGTTCAACCCAGCACTGGGCGAGATCGTCCTGTATGCCTATCAGAACATCGGGGTAAGGCCAGCGGCTGTTCTCCAAGAACACATGGAAAGCGCCCGCATGGCGACGAACATGATGCTGTCGCGGTGGTCAAACATGGGGGTCAACCTCTGGGCCGTTGATCTGGTTACCGTGCCACTGGTGCAGGGCACATCCACCTATGCGGTAGACAGCAACACCATCATGGTGCTGGATGCCTACACGACCACCAGCAGCAGCATTGACCGTGTGATCATGCCGATCTCGCGCACGGAATACGCTTCCTACCCCAACAAGGACCAGCAGGGCTTCCCTACATCGTACTGGTTTGACCGCTTGGTATCACCCACCCTGACCCTGTGGCCCGTGCCTGATGGGTCTTCGGCCACGATCCTAAAGTATTATCGGGTTCGGCAGGTCCAAGATTCCAACCTGCAAAATGGCGAAAATGTCGAAATTCCCTACAGATGGCTGGAAGCTTTTGCGGATGGTCTGGCTTATCGTCTGGCCCGTATCTGGCAACCGCAGATGGCACCAGACCTAAAAGGTCAGGCTGACGAAAGCTACAGCATCGCGGCAGAACAAGATGTGGAAGTGGTCAACACCTACATCAGCCCAATGATCGGTGGCTACTTCCGATGAGCTACGCATCAAAACTTGGCCGTGCCCGCATAAGCCCAAAAAACCCGCAAGCCGCTGGTGTGTGTGATCGTTGTGGCGGGGTCTTTAACCATGTGGACCTGTCGTGGCAGTTTGACTGGGCTGGTGCTGCGCTGGTCAACAAGCGCATTTTGGTGTGCGATCCTTGCTTGGATAACCCCCAACAGCAGCTTCGTTCCATTGTGCTGCCCGCCGATCCGCCAGTGATTATGAACGCCCGCCCCGAATACTACATTCAGGCGGAGACAGACTACCGCATGACGCAGGGCAATACGGTTGATTTTAGGACTGGCATTCCCGTACCTGGTGGGGATTTCCGTATTACTGAGAACGTCAACAACCGTGTGACCCAGCAGACGGGCTTTGCCAATGGCAGCTTGAACAACTTCCCAGGCACTGACCCAAATGCGCCGGGCAACGACGACCCAGGCTTGCCGTATGACAACACGAGCGTCCCGCAGGCTGGGTTCTACAATGCACTTTCTAACCCATGGGCCGACAGTGGCGTTTGGGACGACGATGCTTTTTGGACAGAATGATAGGATAAACCATGGCGCAGACATTCAACAATGGCGAACAACTTGGCTCTATTCGGACCGTTCTGAACGACAACGCAAATGAAATTAACACGCTTCAGGCTAGTAAGGCACCACTAGCTTCTCCTACATTTACAGGCCAAGCATCCTTCGCAGACGGCTCCGCAGCCGCACCATCCATTGCCCACACGGGCGATCTCAACGCTGGCCTATTCTTTCCCGCTGCGGATACTGTGGCTGTGGCTACGGCTGGCACTGAACGTATGCGTGTGGATAGTTCAGGCAAAGTGGGGATTGGCACGAGTAGTCCTGCAAAAACATTAACTGTATCCACCGCAGACCAATCTTCAGCCCGTGTTCGTATAGTTAATACAAGTGGTCGCACTTATGATATAGTTTCAGGCGTAGATGGTTTACTTCAAAGTGGCTTTTCCATATTTGATGCTACAGCGGCTGAAACAAGGTTAACTATCGACAGCACTGGCAACGTGGGGATTGGCACGAGTTCGCCGCTTGCAAAGGTCCACTCGCAAGTAAACACGTTTACCACAGCCGACATGGTTGCCTATAAGGCCTACAACAATCAAGCCGTTGGTGTTTACGCAAACTTCCAAAACTCGGCTACTGGCACAGCCATTACAGATGGTTTCCTGATTGGCATAGGTGATGCAGAAGACGCTGTTCTGCACAACCAAGAAGCCACAAACATGATTTTTTCTACAAGCGCCACAGAGCGTATGCGTATCGACTCCTCTGGCAACGTGGGGATTGGCACGACTTCGCCCAACGCTGCCGCGATCCTTGACGCCCAAAGCACGACCAAGGGTGTCCGCTTTCCAAACATGACGACGACCCAGAAGAACGCGATTGCAAACGTGGCGGGGCTGGTTGTCTTTGATACCACGCTTGGAAAACTCTGCGTCAACACAGGTTCCGCTTGGCAAACCATCACATCAGTATAAAGAAGATCACGATGAGCGAGAAAAAAACACAGATCATCACGATCAACGGCACAGACTACACTGAGGATCAACTGACCGACGAACAAAAGGCTATGATCAACCACATCGCAGACTTGGACCGCAAGATCGGGTCAGCGCGCTTCAACCTTGACCAGCTTCAAATTGGCCGCGATGCCTTCGTAAACATGTTGACGGCATCGGTTAATGAGGACGCTGTTTCAATTCCGTGAAATTTGCCGTATGGTAGCGCAACAGTTCCAGAGACAGGACCAATCTAATGGCAAGCATACAGATACCAAATCTCCCCGCCGTCATTGGATTGTCTGGGGCAGAGCTTTTTGAAGGTGTGCAGGCCGGAAGCTCGGTTAAGATCAGCTTAGATCAAATCATTGCGGCCACGCGCGGCGGTACGCCTGCAACGTTGCCAATCCCCGTTTCCTTGGGCGGCACGGGCGCAACGACCCTGACTGGTTATGTTCAGGGAAACGGAACCGCGCCATTCACTGCGTCGCCCACCATTCCGAACACCGACATCACTGGCCTTGGCACGATGTCAACGCAGAACGCCAACGCTGTGGCGATCACGGGTGGCACGGCTGCGCTCACGGGCGTATCCAGCGTTACTGTCAACTCTGCCACCACAGCCTTTACGATCACCCAGACAGGCGCTGGCAATGCGTTTTTGGTTGAGGACAGCGCAAGCCCTGATAGCAGCCCATTTATTGTTGACGCATCTGGTAACGTGGGGATTGGGACGAGTTTGCCTACATCCCTTGGAACGGGCATTACAACGCTTGAGTTGAAGGGCAACAGCGCATCTCAAACAGATCGTGCTGGCGGCATTAACTTTATGAGATACGATGGCAATCCGGGCATGTATGTCTACCATGCGGATGACGCCAGTTATATCTCCAGCCTATCTACCTATCCTTTGTTGATCGAAACAAATGGCTCTGAGCGTATGCGGATCACCGCCGCTGGCAATGTGGGGATTGGCGGCAGTGTTCCAGCATCAAATCCAAAGTTAAGCATGTATGGTGGCATTCGGTTTTTAGCAAACGAAACCGCCGCCGCTACCTACACTGGGATTGGATCAATAGCATCAGATACTGTGTCTATTAGCACAAGCGGCAGTGAACGTATAACCGTCAACGCTAGTGGCGTTCTTATTTTAAAAGCCGTAGGCGTAGAGGGTGGTGACTTTCGACTCAACAATATTGGCGATGCAAGCGTAGGTCTTTTTGTTGACGTATCAATCGCAAACAATGGTCGAGTATATCAAACCGAAAACAACTCTACCCTCCAGATTGGTCAACTGGTTGGCACTGGCGGTATTGTAACTCTTCACACCGCAGCCGCAGAGCGTATGCGTATCGACGCCGCTGGCAATTTTTTGCTAAATCAGACCACAGATACAACCCTATATGACAACACTTCTGGCACTGGCGTGTGCTACCGCAACGGCGCTAGTTTTGACATTTTGTCAGCGAGCGACAATGCCTTAATTCTTAACCGAACTGGCAGCGATGGCGGCATTGCACAGTTTCGCAAAAGTGGAACCACTGTTGGAAACATTGATGTGTCGGCGACTAGTTTGACTGTAAATGCCGTTACGACCCTTGCTCTCCAAACAGCTAGCGCCACACGCTTCCAAATTGGTTCTGCTGGGCAGTGGGGCATAGGTGGCGCTACCTATGGCACGGCTGGACAAGCATTTGTATCTGGTGGCGCTGGTGCTGCACCAAGCTGGACGTCTGTAGGCACGTTCACAACCGTCACAGCCACAACCAGCGTCCTATCAACTGGTGCAGGTGGCATCGGGTACGCCACTGGCGCAGGTGTTGCTGTCACGCAGTTGACCAGCCGCACGACAACCACACCCACCACTGGCGCAAAGACCACAGGCGCTGTGACGCTGTTTACTGCGGTTGCTGTGGTCAACTCATACTTCTCGTTCACCGTGCCAAACACTGCCATCGCCATCACGGACACCGTGGTTGTAACTGTCCGTGGCGCAACCAACACCTATGTGGCTTTTGTCACCGCAATCGTGGCTGCCACGTCCTTCAACGTCACGATGGCATCGGTAGCAGGCACAGCGTCTGACACCCCAATTGTCAACTTTACCATCATCAAAGGGGTGTCGGCATAATACCGCCTCCACACAGAAAGAAGATCACGATGAGCGAGAAAAAAACACAGATCATCACGATCAACGGCACAGACTACACTGAGGATCAACTGACCGACGAACAAAAGGCTATGATCAACCAC